GTCGAGGATTGCGGAGCCGGCCATAATGCCGGGGTATGGTGACGGGGTGGCGGGGATTACCGCCGTCAATGGTGCATGGCTCGCTTGAGTATACCCGAATGAGCCGGCCGGTTGGCGACGGCGTTCTGCGGCTTGCCGATGTCTAAAATAGCCACCCGCGCCACCCCGACCCTAAATAGCCAGGCTAGAATGCGTCGAGATTGTAGCGACTGCCTTCCAAAGCCACGACGGAGAAGGCTCGCGACGTGCTATCCACATGGTCGTCGTGCTTTGCCGCCGGGAAGCCTTCAAGCTGCGTGAACCAAGCGTCATTCCATTCGCCACGCAGGACATCGACGTTGCCGGCCTCGGCCTGTGCGGAAAACGGCCCGAAACGGGTCACCTTGTCGCCAGTCTCAGTGGACGATCGTACCGTGTAGCCGGACAGCATGAGCGTCAGCGCTTTCACCTGGCTCTTGCCGGCCTGTCCAGGATCTTGCGGGAGCGAGATAACTGCGGCTCTACCATCCTGCGACGCATTGTTGCTGATGAACCGTTCGACCCCTGCGGGTGTCTCTTGCACAGAGCTGTTGCTGACCACGATGTAACGGCCGTCCGGCATTCGCCCGACCTTTGTCCTGCTGGTGGCGTCGGGGTCTGGGTTCTCTGGCGTGGGCGGCGTAGCGGCAAGATCGTAGCCGACACCAAACACAGTGCCGGCCGGGACAGCATCCACCACACGGCACCACGACCGCTGGAAATACAGACCGGCAGCGGGTCGTATCTTCCAGTTGCCACCTAGCAAACGCTCACGCTCTACCATGGGCAGGGCGAGCAAGGACGCCATGTAGCCGGGGTCAGCCGCCATCAGCGCCTTGTTGTCGGTCAGCTTGGCAGGGATGAACGTCAGCGACTTTGCCGGGATCGGCACTTGCTCCCCAGCTTCGTTGAGCATGGTGTAGCAAGCGAGGTCGGCGGGATCATCGGCCCATTTCAAATCCTCACCAACGCGGACGAAATAGCGGAGCTTGCCGGCACGTTCCGCAATGGCCTGACCTGTCTCTTGATCGATCCACCACGCGATTAGATCAGCCACCCAGCTATCAGCGTCAGGATTGCAGGTTGCCCGGATATAGGGTCGCACACCGCACATCGATCGGTTGCGGCTAACCATGTACCAGAATTGCGCCGGCGTGAAATGCGTCAGCTCATCGAAGTTGATGAGCGGTATCTGCGACCCCTGCCAGTTGAACCGGGTCTTGTCGTGCTCAAGGTGCGCGAAGCTACACGATGCGCCGCTCGGGAATGCCCATGTCAGGACATGCTCCTTCGGCTCAGCGCTCAATTGCGGGTAGAGCACCGCACTTTCGTCCCACAGGCCGCCCTCATTGCGGATTTGCACCGTCGACCGGCGGAAGGTTACAGCACCGAAGCCGGGATTGCCGATGTGGCGCAGCGGCTCCATCAGCAGCGCCCACGTCTTTCCGCCGCCCGCCGCGCCGCCATAGATCGCGATGTCGGCTGACGATGACAGGAAGGTTGTCTGGGGCCCCGGCTGAGGAACGATCGTCTGGCCGGGGACAATCTGCGGATCAGCCTCGGCCATTGTCAGGCAGCGCAAACACGGCGACAGCAGGTGCGGCGACAGGAAGGTCTTTCCCATCTTTCCCGGTCAGCTCGCGCCGGTTGGTGTAGGCGTTGCCCATTTCCTCGGCCGCCTGCTTATGCAGATTGGCTGCGAGGGCTAAGTTGCCCTTGCTTTCCGCGAGTGAGGCCATGCGCCACAATGCCCGGAGACGGGTCGACCGATGCGCGATCGGGATTGCCGCCGCATCATCAATGAACGCCTGCCTCGCACCAGCGAACATCACCCGCCACTTGTCAGATAGCTTCTGACCGGCGCGCTTGTTCGGGTCGTAAGCCTCTACCTGCTGCGGGCTGACTGTCAGACCGTAATTCGCCTTGACGGAGGCCGCCACTTGCGACGGCGTGTCAAAGCACGCCAGCCCTTGCACAATGTGGGCTTTCACGTCGTCATTGAGCTTGTTCTTATCGTCCGTCACGATCAAGCCGCCTTCAAGGCGCAGGTGCCGCATGCACCAGCAATATCCGCGAGGGCGACTGTCGGACGCTGATTAGCCGCCGCGACCATTTCAGCTACCGATGTGGCCACCGGCCCATATCGAGCCACCACGCCCACGAACTCCTCGACATCATGCCCGCGTATGCCAAAGCTGGGACGCCCTTCTTGAGTGAACTTGGGCATGCCGTACTGGTCACGCTTCTGTGCGCAGTGATACAGCTCATGCTCGACCAGCGCGCAGAACGATACGTCATCCATCGTGCTTGCGGCGGGCGCATAGAACGTCAGGAGGAAGTCGGGCATTGCGCCGAACCACTCCTCTACCTGCTGTATTGCACGGGCGCGCTGCCATTTGCCCATGGCCATTGGCGGCATAAGCTCGGCCTGCCCGATGACGGTACGCATGGCCTTCGAATTGTCGACGTTTGTCCAAAGCACCCCAAGGTCGGCGTCAGCCAGGTGGGCGTGATCGGAGTTGGCTAGCTCACCATCCGGATCAATGAATGTGGCGATAAGCCATTCTCGCAGGTCAGGCGCTGGCTCGAAGCGTTCCTTAACGTCCGCCATGATCTCGGGAGGCAGCGGCCGGGTCATGCCACCCCCATATCGCTGTCAGCGACGCTGTTTACCGCCGTCCGCCGCATCCGGTTCAGCCGCAACTTCCCCGCCATCCGCTTGTACCGGAGCGTTGGGCCCTTGCCGTACATCTCCTCGCAGACCGCGTGGCCGTAGCGGACATACGTGTCCACGAACTCAGCCGGCAGCGCGCGGACCACCTTGGTCGAGATAGCCTTAAGCATCGATCGTCACCCCCGTGTTGATTGGTCCGAAGCCATTGCGGCTGGCGTGCTGGAGATAGGGCCAGAGGTATTCGCGGGCGTCGGGACCGGAGAGGCGGTTCCAGGCGCGGATGACCTCCATGATCTCAGAATGCTCGTGATCGTCGTAATCGAGCCGGGCTCCGGTGGAGAGGCGTGTTTCCTCCACCCGCTCATGGGCCTTGTTCTGGCTCCACTTGCCGCGCTGCGCCTCGACGAGGAGCAAGAGCCGCTGCTCAGGCTCCGCGCGGGCGACCTCACAATGCACCTCGAACGAGAGGCTGGCGGCGCGCTGGCTCTCGGGGAACGCCTCGGCCACCTTGGCCATCTTCACCAGCCGCTTGGTGTCCATGCCGACCTGCTCGGCCATGAAGCCGAACTGGTTCTGAAAATGCTCGCGGCCATGCTTGGCCCAGTCCGCGA